TGGATGCCGAAAGGGTCCACACAATACAAACTCGCTTTAAAAGGAGCTACAATAATGACTAACCTCACAAGGTATACTGCTGCGGATCTTCCTGCACTGATGGAAAGAATCACGCGCAATAGTATTGGAATGGACGAATATTTTGATCGTCTATTCAATCTTCAGGAGACTACAAAAAATTATCCGCCTTATAATCTCATACAAATAAATAATGTGGAATCGCATTTAGAGATTGCATTAGCAGGATTTAAGAGAGGAGAGGTCAATGTCTTCACGGAGTATGGAAAACTTTTTGTCGAAGGGCAAAAATCAGATACTGAGTCGGACAAGACGTTTATCCACAAGGGACTGGCTCAAAGAAGTTTTCAACGAGCGTGGACTCTATCCGACGACACAGAAGTACGGGAAGTCACCTTCGAAGACGGACTCCTCAAAATCGTCCTCGGAAAAATAGTCCCCGAGCACCATCAACGTAAAGATTATCTTTAATCCAAAACATTTGAGTTTGGATCAGTAGCGGTGGTTACAGACTTTTGTATCACTATGATACATAATGACTATATAATTTGAACCTATGGAGGGACGATGAACTTTACAACCGCCACCTTAATACTAGGAACAGCAATGACTCTTTTCTTTGGGGGAACGCTCGCCGCCGTTCTACCCTGATACTTCCTGAATAAATAAAACTGAATATCGTCGGCGCTATGCCACGGGAGGTAACTGGCAAAATCCAGTTGACACCTCCCTTTTTTCTTGCTAAAATCAATATGAAGTGGAGGATTTATGAGTATTAAGTTGTGCTTATTAAAGTCTGGAGAGAAAGTCATTGCAAATGTTGAAGATATGATTTCTCCTCAGACAAACAATATGATAGGATATTATTTTGATAGACCATTTTTAGTAATGGTAGCAAAACAACATCCTGAAAAAATATCGGAAAATGAAATAGAGGCTAAGGTTGGTATTACTCCATGGATTCCTCTAACAAGAGATAAAATTATACCAGTCCCACTAGATTGGGTTATTACAATGGTAGATCCAATTGAATCAGTTCTTAATATATATCAGAAAGGAGTTTTAGGACAAAATGATAAACATAATAGTGTTGACGAACAACAAAATATTGATCAGTCAAGTTGAAAGAGTTTCTTCCCCACTAGGAGATCCTGATGTAAAATTAACAGAACCATTTCTTTTAAATCCATCTGATTTAACTCTATCTCCATGGTTTATTGATTTAACTAATGAAAACTGGTTTATGATTTCTTCTGATAAGATTCTTACAACCTTTGAACCAAATCAATCTTTACTGGAAAAATATCAAAGTCTAACTAAATGAAGTTTTATACAAATGTGCAAATGATCGGGAACAAGTTTCTTGTTCGCGGTTATGATAATGGTCGTCATGTAATGTTTAAGGAAGAGTATTTTCCAACTCTTTTTGTAAAATCCAATAAAGAAACAGAATATAAAACATTAGAAGGAGATTATGTAGAAGCTATTAAACCAGGAACAGTAAAAGATTGTAAAGAGTTTTACTCCAAATATGAAGGAGTTGATGGATTTAAAATATATGGAAATGAAAGATTTATCTACCAATATATTTCTGATACATATCCTGAGGATGAAATTAAGTTTGATATCAGTAAGATCAATCTAATAACTCTTGATATTGAGGTAGGATCTGAAAATGGATTTCCAGATCCAAAAGTAGCTGACCAAGAAATCTTATTGATTACAATACAGGACTATACAACTAAAAATATCATTACTTGGGGTAATGGAGATTTTTCTAATAAACAAAATAATGTTTCATATAGAAAGTTTGATAATGAATATTCTTTATTGAATGATTTTTTGACTTATTGGGAATCTAATCTACCAGATGTAATAACAGGTTGGAATGTTCAATTTTTTGATATCCCATTCATCTATGCTCGATTAGAAAAAGTTTTGGGGGAAAAAAGGGCAAAATCTTTTTCTCCTTGGGGATTAGTTAGTAAAAGAGATGTATTTATCAATAATCGCCAAAATGTTGTAATAGATATTGGTGGAATAACTCAGTTAGATTATCTTGATCTTTATAAAAAGTTTACTTACAAAGCACAAGAATCTTATCGACTAGATCATATTGCTTTAGTTGAACTTGGGCAGAAAAAACTAGATCACTCTGAGTTTGATACCTTCAAGGATTTTTATACTAAAGGATGGCAAAAGTTTGTAGAATATAATATTATTGACGTGGAACTTGTTGATCGTCTAGAAGACAAGATGAAACTGATTGAGCTAGCTCTTACTATGGCATATGATGCTAAAGTAAATTATGGTGATGTTTTTTATCAAGTTAGAATGTGGGATAATATAATCTATAACTATCTCAAAAAAAGAAATGTTGTTATTCCGCCAAAGGATAAAAGTGAAAAGAGTGAAAAGTATGCTGGTGCTTATGTAAAAGAACCTATTCCTGGTGTTTATGATTGGATTGTTAACTTTGACCTTAACTCTCTATATCCACATTTAATCATGCAATCTAATATCAGTCCAGAAACTTTAGTTGATGATAGGTGCCCTATTATCTCTGTAGATAAAGTTTTAAATACTGAGATTACATTGGAAATGTATAAGGATTATGCTGTATGTCCTAACGGTGCAATGTATCGTAAAGATATCAGAGGTATTCTTCCAGAGTTGATGGAGAAAATGTATGGCGATCGTGTCATTTTCAAAAAGAAAATGCTTGCAGCAAAGCAGCAGTATGAGAAGACTCCTACTAAAGAACTTGAAAAGGAAATCGCCAGATGTAACAACATTCAAATGGCGAAGAAGATTTCTCTTAATTCTGCTTATGGTGCTATTGGTAATCAATACTTCAGGTATTATAAACTAGCAAATGCTGAAGCTATTACTCTTTCTGGACAAGTTGCAATCCGTTGGATTGAAAGAAAACTAAATGAATACATGAATAAAGTCTTAAAAACCGAGGATGTAGATTATGTTATTGCTTCAGATACTGATTCCATTTATCTTCATATGGGTCCTCTTGTTGACTGTGTATACAAAGGAAGAGAGAAAACTACTGAAAGCATTGTCAACTTCCTTGATAAGGTCTCTAAAGTGGAACTTGAAAAGTATATTGAAAGTTCTTACCAAGAATTGGCCGAGTACTTAAATTCTTATGAGCAGAAAATGCAGATGAAGCGTGAAAATATCGCTGATCGTGCTATTTGGACTGCTAAAAAAAGATATATTATGAATGTCTGGGACAGTGAAGGTGTTCGTTATACAGAACCAAAACTTAAAATAATGGGAATTGAAGCAGTCAAATCTTCTACTCCAGCTCCTTGTCGTAAAATGATTAAGGATGCTTTGAAGATTATGATGAATGGTACTGAGAATGATGTTATAAATTTCATTGATAAATGTCGCCTAGAGTTTAATAAACTTTCTGTTGAAGATATTTCATTTCCTCGTTCTGCTTCTGATATTTTAAAATGGAAATCAAACTTAAATATCTATGAAAAAGGAGTTCCTATTCATGTTAGGGGCGCACTTCTTTTCAATCATTACATAAAAAAACAAAATCTTACAAATAAATATTCTCTTATTCAAAATGGAGAAAAACTAAAGTTCTGCTATCTTAAAAAACCAAATCCAATCTATGAGAATGTAATCTCATTTATCCAAGATTTCCCAAAAGAACTTGGACTTAATAACTATGTTGACTATGATACTCAGTTTGAAAAAGGTTTTCTTGAACCTGTTAGAGTTATTTTGAATGCTATTGGATGGGAATCTGAGAAAAAATCTAGTCTTGAATCTTTTTTTGGATAATGCTATAATGGATCTGAAACTAACAGAAAATGAACTAAAGGATATTTTAAAATGTTTAAAATCTAAAGAGGAAACTAAACATCTTTATAATAAAATATGGTCTTGGAATATAAACTATAGGAGAAAAAAAACATGGATTTTATTAAAGATATTGTAAAAGAAATTGGTGATGATTACACCAAACTTGCCTCAGAAATTGATGAGACGGAAACTTATGTTGATACAGGTTCATACATTTTTAATGCACTGGTTTCAGGTAGTATATTTGGCGGTGTATCTGGGAATAAGATTACTGCTATTGCTGGAGAGTCTTCTACT